AAAGGAAGATCATCTATCTTACAATTTCCATGATGGTATCCTATAAATGTGTTTCCTAAAACAATACTTTTTGTTGTTGAGTGGTTTCTTTGAAAATGTATATTAGAGTCTTTTTTAAAAAATACTTCTAGTGCGTGGGCAAGATAAAAATCTTTAGTTCTATCATGGTTCCCTTGAACAAGAACAACATGCACTTCCTTCGCATTTTCATTTAAAAAAGATATTGCTTCTACAAGAACATCAAATCCAGCCTCATATTCACTAGCATAATCTGCTATCACATCTTGGGGAGTACCGTTTGTAGTTTGGTTTTGATAATTATCTGTGTGGAAAAAATCATTACCAATAGGAAGTACTATTCTATCTATAGTTGAAACTGCTCTCACTTTCCCTATCAAATTCTTTACCATTCTTAAAAAAAGATTTTTTCTCTCTTTTAAACAATTTGGACCATCTATCACTTGTTTGGCCAAATGAAAATCTGCAATAGAAATTTCTACATCAATATCAAAAAGATGTACATGATTAGATTTATCTAAAGGAACGTAAGATGGTTTATAATTATTTAAAAACTTTGCAAAATCTTCTGGAGTGTAATCTTTTGGTGCTTTTATTTTGGAAAAAACAGAAGATGTAAATTTTCCATTAGGAAGTCTTTTAGACCAATAGTTGGTTATTACATATTTGTCTAGATTAATCTTATGTAATTTGGCAAGTTCTATATCATTCTTAGGCTCAAAATCTACAACTATTGTACTTTCTGCTGTCCCTTTTTCTATATTAACCTTTCTAAAAGCCTCATATTTTTCATTAGCGTCTGTCAAAACTTGAGGAACAGACTCTTTTTCTTTTAATTCTTTTAACAATTCTGCCACTTCTTCTTCTGTAATTCCTAGTTTATCCGCATAAAAAGCTTTGGATTTTTTCCAACTTAAAAGTTTTTCTAATTGAAATAACAGATTTTGATTTTCTATCATAAGTAATAATTAGTTAAAATTAGTGTAAAGATAGGGATTTATTTTTATATTTACCAAATTAATTTAACTAATCTAGTTATATAGTTTAACTAAAATGGTTATAAAATAAAACCCCCCAAGAAAAATCTTGAGGGGAGTCCCGAAAACCAATAAACGAGACTTTTAACAATTTATAATGGAAGGGTTGTAGATGTGGTAGTTGTAGGTACACAAAATCCTGTTAATGTACAAAAACTCTCTATAAGATCTGTATTTTGAAAAATCATATATAAAGTTTGTCGTGCTATTGTATAAGGATCTAAGGTATTATCTAGTTTTTCCAAAGCTACAACAAGACTATCTCCTGTATCCACCCCTGAATTTGGTAAATTAGGGCCATTATATTTAACATCAGTGGCAGCTATTGGATAGCCTTTAAACCATCCATTATCACATTTTTTTGGATAGAAAGCATTCACTGTATTTTCAAAACAAGGTGTGCCTGGTAAACAAGACATATATTAATAATTTAAAATATTAAGGAATGTACATAATATAATAACAAGCTCTTACAGGCTGAATATTTCTATGCCCATTTCCACTTCCTGTATTTCCTACTGATACAGTTGTTTCAACTTCAATATCTGTATAAGCTTTTTGAGTGGTGGTAGCTGTAGATAAAATAGAACCAGTTCCTTGAACATTTTCTACTCTTGTAATAGGTCTTCCCTCGTTTGTACTATTGTCATCCCATTGTGTGTAATCAGACACACCCACTTTAATATCTGTAAAGTGGCCTGGATCTGTTACCACTGTATTAACAGTAGTAGAATGAGTATGGATAGGAAGCTGTGATGTAGAAAGTGCAATAGTGTTATCACCTGTTGCGTCTCCTAAACCATAATTTGGATTATCTGGATAAGCAGGGCTTACAGCAGGATCTAAAGCACCTCCAGGAACTAAGGCAATTGCTCCAACAGGAACTCTTCCTCTCATATCTGGTGTACCATTTAATCCATTACATAAATACACTTTATCCCACCCTTGTGCTTCAAAACCAGCTCCTGTAGAATCGAAATAGCTTAGAGGCCCAAAATACTGCATCATAGTATAAGGAACCATTTTTACATATTGCTGTGTACTTCCAGTTTGGCTGGCTAGATAAGCAGCTATAAGACTATTAAGATCTGCAAGTTTTACATAATTTGTATCTACGTCAAGAGCTAATGCTTCAAGATCAACACCGAATTCACATAGTTTTGTTATTACAGCTTGTAACACTTGAGCAGTGGTTGAACTAGAAGTCACTCCAGATAAACAATCTACATCATATGTAGGGGGAATAAGTGCTGTATTAATTACATCCACCTGAGATTGTAAGTCACATGCTGCTTTTACTAAAGCTGTAAAAAGATCTACAATAGTAGGAGTACCGCATTCTGGGAAACAAGGGGCTAAATACTTAGTGACTAAGATGCAATAAGCACTTGGATCCACTGTAATATTTATACCTGTTCCATCTAAAAAAGATATTATTTTATCAATTAAAATTTGTTCTACAGAAAGAAGTGTATCTCCTGTTTCTATAGCTAAAATAGGAACATTTTCTCCTGTGTATCTAACACATCTGTCGGAAATTGTTTCTACACAACCGTTATAACAATTTGAGCAACTCATTATTTGATTTATTTATGAATTAATATTTTTATTTTACTAGCTATCATAGCCACTGTATATTTGCTTGCATAATCAGGATTGCAAAACTTATATGTTAAAATTCTTTTATAATTTAAAAGATCCCCTATAGCAACTTCTGGGATACTATTGTTTAAAGAAAAAACAATATTATTATATTGATCTTTTGCTAAATCTGTTAGTTTACAATCAATATCAGTTAAAAGTACTGGTATAGTTGTACAATCAATACAATTGGTTAATCTTGGAGATAACATTTTTTATTCTTTTAGTGACTGTTTTAAGTTTATTGTTACAGGCTGAACACAATCCATTTATTAATTGACAGCCACACCCCACTTTTAATCCACAATTACGACAATTAGCCATTTTAATAAAAATTATTTATGTAATTATTACCAGAACAACCACAATTTGATTTAATAAAATTGTTTAACATTTTGTCAGCCTGACGATATAATTTATTTGCTACATCTACAGCACAATTGTTAGCAGCAGCTATAGCCCCCTGTATAAAATAATATATACTATTTAATTGCACTTTTGATTGTGTTTTAATAGCAAGATCACATTCCATCATATCCAACTTCATAAAAGCACTATCAAATTTCTCCTGTAACTGTTCTACACGAATAATTGTTCTTGTGACATTGTTTTCATACGCAGGAGCCACCGAATATGTTAAAGTGTAAATACCATCAGGAATAGGTAAAAGAGGATCTCCTACAACGCTAAGTCCTAAAGAAGCTGAATTAAATACATTAAAATCATTTACATTAAACGGTAAAGAAACTATACCAAACCCAGGCACTGTTATTTCAATAGTGGGTGCAGTTACATTAGGAGGATCGGTGGGATATGTTGAAGCATCCGCAACACCAAGAGTTAGTGTATTGTATGTTGGAATAACTAATATATCTAATTTTAAATCTGGCATATTCTTAAAATAAATAGTGCCAGAGGATTTGAGATTCATCCTCTCACCCTCTGGCACAGGTTATATGATTCTACTTACTAAGGAGTTAAAGTGGTAGTAGTTGTAGTTGTTGAAGGAGCTACAGTGGTAGTACTTGTAGTTGTGATACAAGTGTTGTTATCTACAACAAGTCCTAAAGCAGCTTCAAGAATTGTTTCGATTCCAGCACTTTCACCAGGACCAGCAGCAATTATTACCATGTTATCTTCATGGATGTAATCACCCCAAGTGTATCCTGATTTATCAAACTCATTAAACTTAATGTAGTAGGTATTATAGTTTGTACCATCTACAACCCAGCTTTCAAAGTTTTCGTTGTAACCAACCATTCTGTATAAATGCTTCAAGTATCCAGCTTGGTAGCTATAGAAATTCTTTTCAAGTTGTTTAATCTCTTCAGAAGTTCCTGTAGCGTAAGAAGCACGTTGAACAACAACAGCATTTGCTACAATGTTACAATTGTCTGCAACAATAAAGTCAGCAGTGGTAGCAGGACCAGAATAAACGAAAGTACGGAAGTACATTCTGTCATATTCAAAAGGAAATGCAGCAACATCACAAGGCTGGCCATACTTAGTAAGAGGCTTAGCAGAGATGCGTAAAACAGTTCCACCTACATTCTCAAATGTGTAGAAAGTGTTGAAGCTAATGTTATCAGGGTTGATACCAGGAGCAGATGCAGTTAATTTCACAATAAACTGATCAATTAAAGCTGATGTATCCACTGTATCACAAGGATCAGCACCACAATCACAACAAGGAGCTTGTACAGTCACTGAACGAGTGAAACCATTGAAATATAATGTATCAATGTAGCTAGAATGTGCACGCAATGTAAGCGTTACAACATCACCACATTTTACATTAAAATCAGTAACATCAGTGATCTGAGTTGCTGGAGTAGGACATCCTGATACTTTGTACCATTCTGTTACATTGGTTCTACAAGAACCTTCTAAGCAACCAGCAATTTTGTCTGAACGTTTACTGCCCTGAAGGTAAGTATTCACTCTACCTTGAGCTAGATAAAAATAAGGTTTATCAGCAATATTTCCAGCATTTGCAACACTGTAATCGCTTCTAAAGATACCAAATTGACCTGCGGTCAAATCTTGTGTGGATGTACCAGGGCTAGGTAGTGTATTTCCTACTGGAACCACAAAGAGCGTAGTTAATGAAAAATCCGCCATTTTATTTTAATTTAAATTGTTGACTATTCGTTTGTTTGTATTCTATATTGAGCACTCTGCATTGCTGCAGCATTTTCTGTGTACATAGCAAGATTTTGTACTGTAAGATCTAGAAGTTCATCCTCCAGATAAGTCTCAAGTTCGCAATCTTGATTTATTGATTCTTGGCCATCAAATTTTATATATCCTTCTTTATCAATATACACTGGGTATCTCATATAAGAAATGTATATATCCTTTGGTGTAAATGTTCCGTCTGTGAATATAGAAATCTCATCAGAGGATAAAAAATTAAAAGTTTCCTGATATTCAAAAGATGGTTTATAGTGATCATTGTTTAAAATTAAAGAAAGGTCTCCGTGTTTAGCAAGATCTCTATTAATCCATATTTTTCTATCTTTACATATTCCCTTGTCAGCTATGACATAACTATCAACATAGAACATGTATTTTGGATCTAATTTATGAATATCAGCTGACCATTGATTTAGTTCAATATTTTTGATTTTTACATCAAGTTTGCCCTTGTTATAAGGTACTATAAGACTCTGTAAATCTTCATATCTCTTTTTAAAAGAATCTAATCCAAGTCCAGAAACAGTACTAAATCCATCAACCTTTTGTTTAATCAGCTTTATTTGAGCTTCATTTAAAGCTAATATTTTATCTTCTAAAGGAATCTCCTGATGATCATTTGTTGATAGTTTATTTAGTTTCTGATCAATTTTATATAATAAACTATCTACGGGTATCATACAGAAGCTAATTTTTTAGTTTTTACTTTTTGTTCTAGTGTAATCAATTCATCTTGATTATCGTCATCAGCAAGGAATTTAACTAAATCGTCTTCATCTTTTGCCACCTCAAATTCACCTTCGTAAATTTTTCCATTTGCCTTTGCTCTATAAATCGAATGGGTAAGGGCCTGTTTAACAAGATCTTTAATGTGAAGAAGATTTTCCTTCATATCTGCAAATCTATTAAAAACTTCAACTGGTGTTAATCCTTGGTATTTACCTGTTTTGAACTCTGTTTGTTTTAAAACATTATCTACAAGATTATATACCACTTCTTCTTTGGTATCATCTGTAACTGGAAGTCCTAACAATCTAGCCACCTTTTTCTTTTTATCTGGTGTCATAGAGTCAAACTTAACAATTGCTTTGTTGATAAGTTGTTTCTTTTTGAATATAACAGCATTTTCAATCTCATCATCTGCTACATAAAATTGTGTTTCTGCAGCAAATTCTCCTCTTTCCCATGCTTGATAAGAGGATGCAATTGTAGGATGTACTCTTAACCATGAGAAAGCTAATTCTTGTAAAGGTTGTGCTAAATCAAAATAGTTATCTCCATCTAACAATTTTACAGGTTGAACATGTAAAGTGTCATCTGTAGATGTAGACAATCCATAGTTCCAGAAACTAGATCTAGACCCTAGATTAACATCTCCAAGAGCTGCTTCAAGCTTTGTCTTAAGAGCTGTTACACGTTCAACTTCCATCTCTCTTTCTAAAGGATCAGAAATTCTACGAATATAAGCAGCATTAGGATCAAGCCCTGTTCTATATTGTCCATCAAGTTCCTTATAAGGAT